AAACTCTTATTCTCAAACATTCAAAATCCCCCCTTTAAGAATGAATGGTGATAAAATACTTCATTTTAGCGCTAGCTACGTTATAAGTTATACAACATACCATTATTTACAACCTAAAATTGGGCATAGAAAAGCTAAGACATACAGTATTCTTACTAGTTTGGGAGTAGGTATTATGAAAGAAATAATAGATGAACGTTACAGAAAAGGGTGGGAAGCAGGAGACATATATGCCAATACAGGAGGTATAATATTATTTAGATTAGATCTTTCAAAAAACAATCGCAAAAAAACTTGGAGACGCAAATAATCTTTCGTATCTTATAGTATAATATAAGAGATAAAATATGCAAGAATTAAAATTATTTGTAGATAAATTACAAGGTACATCTAGTAGTTTAGATAAAGTAAAAATACTAAAACAACAATCAGAATTTGTACAAAAGGTACTTGAGTACACTTACAATCCTTTCAAACAATATAATGTTACTAGTAAGACATGTAAGAAAAACTCAGGTTTATTTAAGTACAATACTTACAAAGATGTATTTGAGTTATTAGATGATTTAACTAATAGAAAAATCACAGGACATGATGCAATAGCAGCTGTAAACGGCTTTACTACTGCTAATCCCGGTTTTGAAGATTTGATCTATAATATAATTGATAAAGATCTTAAAACTAGAACGGGTGCTAAAGTAATCAACAAAGCATTTCCAAATTTAATCCCTGAATTCAATGTAGCATTAGCCCAAAATTACGAACCTAAATTAGCTTCGTTTGGTGAGGATGCAAATGAAACATGGTATGCCAGTAGAAAATTAGATGGTGTACGTTGCTTAGCAGTTGTAGATAAAATGGGTAAGTGTACATTGTATTCTAGAATGGGTAAAGAATTTACTACATTAAATAAAGTCAAATATGCTATTGAAGCTACAGGTATTATCAATTATGTTTTTGATGGTGAAATATGTTTATTAGACAAAGATGGTAATGAAGATTTTCAAGGTGTAATGAAAGAACTTAGACGTAAAGACCATCAAATTGAAAATCCTACGTTTATGATATTTGATATGATTCACAAAACTGACTTTGAAAACAATAAGTCAACAGAAATACTATCAGACAGATTACACACATTAAGATCATGGTTAGGTCCTAGATATGACACTAAAGAAACATTACGTTACTTAGATCAAGCAGTCATTACAGATGAAAGACATTTTGATATGTGGAATCAATATTCCAGCGAGCTTAACTGGGAAGGGTTTATGTTACGTAAAGATACATTTTACGAAGGTAAACGTAGTAAGAATTTACTTAAAGTAAAATCATTCTATGATGCTGAATATACAGTTGTGGATGTTGATTTTGGTCCTATGTCTGTAGTTCGTGATGGTAAAGAAAAACAAGAAACAATGTTATCACAAGTGTGGATTGAACATAAAGGTTATAAAGTAAAAGTAGGTAGTGGTTTTAGTCAAGAACAAAGAATCAAATACATGAATGAATCAATTATTGGTAAAACAATTACTGTACAATATTTTGAAGAAACCAGTAATGATAAAGGGGGTATATCATTAAGATTTCCTACAGTAAAACACATATATGAAAATGGAAGAGACGTTTAAAGATTTTATTAAAAATACCCCCGGACTTGAAGCGGGTAAATCTACTGATACTTGTCACGTTAATTGGTGTAATAACCCCCCAGAAAGATATAAAAATGGTAAACATAAATCTTGTTGTTCCTATCATATGCAATATAGAAAATGGGTTGGTAATGCCTTAAGTAGGATGTGGTTATTTTATAAGTTAGAAAAACTATTAGTAGGTGATTTTAAATGTGAAAAATGTGGTATTGATAAACAAAAACAACATCCAACAAAAACAATAAAACAAATAATCCAATGTTTGGAAATTGATCATATAGATGATGATTTAAAAGGAACATTTGAAGGTGAACAACCTGAAAATTACCAACAATTATGTAGTGACTGTCATAAATTTAAATCTGATGAAAATGGAGATTATAATGGACATAAAAAGAAAAATCAAAAATAACTTGGAAAAGCAAGATAGCTTTCGTATATTCATGTATAATATATAAATAAAATGGCAGATATTAGTAAATGTGATGGTGTTGATTGTTCTATAAAAGAAAAATGTTATAGATACACAGCAACCGCAAGTGAATACAGACAATCATATATGATGCCTCCCAAAAGAGGTAAAGATTGTGAATATTATTGGGATAATAAACAAAGAAAGTTATATGAAGGTACCACCAAAACCAAAACGCGGTAAACGCTCACCATTTTATTGGTGGCGTAGATTCAAATCGCATAAGTATTTACCTGTTAGAGCAGGTTTGTTAGCTAGAATTCGAAATGGTGATTTTGAATATCCCGAACAATTTGAATGGGCTGAATATGAAATGCATTATATGAAAGACGAGCATGATGAATATAGGGCTGAGTATCAAGGTTGGGGTGATATAAAAGAAACAGAACGTTATATAGATATTGAAAAGCGTTACCGCAAACGTTATAATAAACTTATTGAAGATGCTAGTGAGGTAGAGATGAGGCACTTATTATCTTTAGAAGATGCCTTTTGTAGAGAATTTCTTTTCACCAAAGATGAGATAAGAGCAATTATGGGAGAATTTGGGGGCACAACAGAAGATTTGTATCATTACCTAGAAGTATTACAAACAGGATATAGAGGACCTGAAACAAAAAACCAATTAGAATATTTAAATAAAAAATATGGCTTACGATCCGCATTTAGAGAAGTATAAAAGATGGCTTAAATTAAAAAAACCATTCAATGATGCAGCATGTTTAGAAGTGTATATGGATGATAAATGGTACAGAGTTACTGGTGGTGATTTTAGATCATGGAGTGGTAAAAGACGAATAACAGAACACCATGTAAGTGGAACTAAACATGAAATAGACCAATATGAATATGAGGGCCCTGTATATGCTAGAGATACAAACATAGAATATATAGGTGAAATAGTAAACAGACTAGTACATAGAAGCGAAATAGAATTATGCGAAGATTAATATATGATATGTACTACAAAGATGAGATTACTCAAGATGTAGCTATTAAGTTACTAGATCAATTAGAAAAATCAAGTAAAAAAAGAAGATAATATGCAATACGAACAAATTATAGACGGTTATTACGAGAGTGGTGAAGTTAAAGCTATAGATATGCTTAATTTAAAACCACTAACTAAAGATTATTTCAAGTCAAGACCTGACATGAAGCAACGAGTAGAAAAAGCAATCAATACTCAAACTTACTTGGCTGCCTATCAAAGGGGTACTAGATTAGGTTGGAAGTTTATCACTAAGGAAGAAGTAAACGAACATATAAACACAACAATAACAGTGAATAAAAAATCATCGTACAATAGCAGTACACCACCTAAAGACTTTTACATTGACGAATTAAAATGGAAGTTTCTAGTACGTAACATTGAGAAGGGTAAAAACATTATGATGACTGGTCCTTCAGGTTGTGGTAAAACAGATGCTACATTCAAAGCAGCTGAAGCATTAGGTAGAGAAGTTATGTATTTTAACTTAGGTGCAACACAAGATCCGCGTTCAACTTTGATAGGAAATACACACTACAACAAAGACTCAGGTACATATTTCAGTGAATCATCTTTTGTTAGTGCAATACAAAAAGAAAATGCGGTTATTCTTTTAGATGAATTGAGTAGAGCGCATCCCGAAGCATGGAACATTCTAATGACTGTCTTAGATCCTATACAACGTTATTTACGTTTAGATGAAAAAGACGATTCACCAACAATTAAAGTAGCAAATGGTGTTTCATTTATAGCAACTGCAAATATAGGAATGGAATACACAGCAACTAGGGTAATTGATAGAGCTATTTTAGACAGGTTTGCTTTAATTGAAATGGAGCCTTTATCTGAAGAAAATGAATTTACATTGCTTAAAGGTAAATTTCCATCTATTGATGATAAAGTATTAAATAACTTGTGTAGCATAGTTTCTAGCATTAGAAAAGAAATCAACTCAGACACACCTAGATTATCAACAATGGTATCTACTAGAAACACAATTGAAATAGCTGAGTTATTAGATGATGGTTTTAGTTTAGAAGATGCTTCACAATTATTGATTTATCCTTTATTCCCGAATGATGGTAATGACAGTGAAAGAGTATTTGTTAAACAGTTAATCCAAAAGTATGTAGGTGAAACTAGTGACAAAGATTTATTTGATATTAACGAGTTATAATTTTAAATTGTATTTATAATTGATGGCAAAATATGAACGACATAGAGAATTTGAAGTACACCTGTTAACATACGATGGTGCACAGCATCTTCGTTTGCATGGGTGGTTAAAACGAAATGATGTTTTAATCAAATCAGAAACGATTCATAATGACGATGATTCATTTGGTAGATTTATGATTTTCATAAATGATATCATGCTAGAAAAATTAAAAGAACAAAATATGGAACGTGGGTTATTCATGGATATAGATGTTATGAATACAGAAAACGAACGTTGGAATATAGTTAAAAAACTAAACGAAGAAGAAGAAAAAGAAAATCTACTAGATAAAATACAAGATTTTATGTTTAGTTTTCAAATTAGAGACAAAGATGATATTGAAAAGTTTTTAAATCAAGCAAACGAAACATCACTCAAATTATTTAAACAAAGTGAATCTTTTGTAGATGATTATATTACAACAAAAGAATTAACATATGAAGATAAAATTAAGGACATTGACTTAATGATTGAAGCGTTTGTAGAACAGGAGCGTTATGAAGATTGTGCTCTATTAGTTAAAGTAAAAAATAAAGTAAAAGAATTTTATAAAAAATAAGTTATGACAGCATCAGAATTTTATTTATGGTTGAATGGGTATTTAGAAGCTCTAGAATCAGAAGGTATTGAAACTTGTAAAATTAAAAACATTAGAGTAAAAATGGATGAAATTAAATCTCGTAACCAACAAGAACGAGTAGTATTTGGTCCCAATGTTAATACACCCCAAAATAGTTATGTATCTAACCAACCCACAGCTAGAAAATAGTTACTACAAAACAGTTTTAGTAATAGAAAGTTGTAAAACAAAAGAACAACTAGAAGGTGCTTCTAGAATGGTAGAAAACTTCAAAGAATTATATGGGTTAGTTGGCTACCCGAAAGCACTTTCATATAACTTAGATAGAAAATTAGATAAACAGTTATGGCAATTATAGGAATAGTATTAGGATTAGTAGCAATAGGATTATTTGTTTGGTTAAGAAAAAATCAAAATATAAGTAACGACTTACATGAAGCTGAACTTGACTATACACACCAAGGTATGAAAGCTTTGATGGACGATTTTAATAATTATCAAGTTAAAACAGACAGAAAAATTGCTGAACTAGAAAAACAACTAGAAATTAAAAGCAAAAGTCAAGATAAGAAAATGCAAAAACACCTTACAGAACTACCATCAATAATTGGAAGAGTGGTTGGTCAAATTGAATTTGCACAAGACATAATAAGTAGAAAATAATTAACAATGAATAGTATGAATAGTATGAACATGATGAGTTTATTCGATTATTTAGGACGCGCAGCAGGTCCTGAATTAGGAAGAGAAGTAGCACAAGCTGCTGCAAAGGCAGGAGTTAAATCGGAAATGAGAGAAGTAGCAAACCCTAAATACAGTGGTTCTGTTATGTTATACCCAAAAGCATTTTTAGATTTATATTTTAGAAATGGATTGAAAGTACTAGTATTAGGATATACAGTGATATCATTTTGGGACAATTACGTTAATAAAGTAAAACAAAAATAAAATGGCAAAGTTAAGAAGAAGAGTAATATACACTGACATTAGATGGGAAGAAACAGAACCATTAACAGAAGAACAAATTAAAAAATGGAAATCAGAAGATGAAGATCTTCAAGAAGAAGTTATGGATGAAGTAGAGTTTGAATTATATCATGATAAAGCTTTAGAAGATTCTGATTGGCCTGAACTAATAGAAGAATAATATGTGGACAACAACTACAACATTTGGAGATGATTACGAAATTACTTACACTATTAAAACTGCGTAAAACACAGTGGTATAATCCTTTACCATACAGCAATACAATAATGGAAAAAGAAGATATTGACTTTTTATTAAAAGCAGGATGGTGGGTACAAGTTTCACCATTAGCAAATTCCGGTTCAGGATGGGTTTGTGGTATTTATAAACGAGGAAAAAAAACAGGTAATTGGGTAACTGAATATACTAAAACATACAAAACACCCCATGCTTGTTACAAATGGGCTAGAAGAGTATTAGAAAAAGATTTAGATAAATAGTAGTCGAAAAGCTAGGGCAGTAAATAGGTTTATAGGTAGCATTTGATGTGTGAACCCCTATTGAATCCCTAGCTCTGCTAATAAACTACTAGCAATATTTTTTGGTTCAACATTTCATGTTAGCTAGTAGGATTAAAACCGGCCTTGTGCCGGTTTTTATTTTCCTGTTATATGTATCACCGAACCAAAAAATATAATAAAATGGCAAGACCTCCCAAAAACGGAAAGTGGCAACACTTAAATGACACAGGATTCAAACAATGTACTACCTGTAATGTAGAATTCCCTATTGACGAATTTAATATTAAAAAAGGACATTTCTATAAGTCAAATGGTAAACCCAAAAGACAAAATCGCTGTAAAGAATGTACTGCTAGATCAGCAAGAGAAAGTTATGCCCGAAATAAAAAGAAGGTAAAAGCACGAACACTTATATACAATCAAAAAGTACTTAAAGTACGTAACAAAACGTTTGTACAAAAGTATAAACGTTTATTTGGTAAGTGTGTAGAATGTGGTGAAAAAGATTGGAGAGTATTAGAATTCAATCACCTAAACAGAGACGAAAAAGACCACTACTTGAAATCAGGTATATCTAGCATGTGCGATAGGTATGCTTCTATAGAGGCAATCAAAAACGAAATTAGAAAATGTGAAATACTTTGTTGTAACTGTCATAGAAAACATACATGGGAACAATTAGGTTGGAATATTTATCACTAAACAACAATTATGACTAAAAAGGAATTACTAGAAAGATATGATGGTCTTGATAAAGAAGATCTAGAAAGAGTATTAGATACAATGTATGATGGCTTGGTAGATGAAATTATTAAAAACGTTGAATACCATGGTTTTACTATAAGAGGTAAAGGATTAGGTATAGGAATGAAAATGCTGAAAGACATATTTAAACAAGTAAAAAAGGGTTGGGTACATGATACTGAAGATACAGCCAAAGTTGTTAATGATATGAAACCTGTAGATACGCCTGCTATGGCAGAGAATAAAATTAATCTAAAAGATTTTTTTAGATAAGAAAAGGCGCTAAAATTAGCGCCTTCTCTCTTCGTAAATAAATAGTTAAAACCAAAAAACTATTCAACAATATTTTCAAAACTGTAATCAACTCTACCACCTCTGTGTAAGTTGAAATATACTTTATCACCAACTGGACCTCTTCTATTCTTAGAAAATTCAATGTAACGTTCTGCATCTCTACCTCTACCATCAAATCGCAAAGCCGCCATTGAAGAAGTCATATGTTTAATACGGTTGCTACCTGCAAACTCACCTGCTTTTGTCATTTGCTGAATACAAATAAATGCTGTGTGTTTGTTTGCTTTATTTTCTGCTTTGTTATTCTTTTCTAGCAAATCTAATAACCAAGATTCTACTTTCTTTCTAGCATAATTCATCTGATCAGCAACCATTGCTGTAACTTCAGCCCATGAATCAATTAATACAACATCATATCCTTGATCTAATACTTGTTCAACTGCTTGTTTTGGGCAATCAGCATAGTCATTCATAAACATAATTGGCAATTGACCAAACGAAGGATATCTTTTAACATAACCGTACATATCAATTTCATTCATTTCACCTGAAATAAACAATACTTTTTTACCATCTTT